AAGAGCCCTGAATTACTAGTGAATGTCACTCCATTATCAACTGAGTACTGATATGGTGGTGTTCCATTAGAAGCCGTTATAATTATATTACCATCACATATACAAGTTGGTTGAGTAAGTGAATATGTAAATGACGGGTTACTTGGTAACGGTACACAAAGACCTTGATTTGATACAACAGTTCCTAACGCACCATTTATATACCATCCCGTTAAAGGTGGATATGGTGAGGGTGATAGTAAATAATAACCAGGATTTGTTGGGGGCGGAATTACAGTCCATGACTGGTATAGTGTACCCCAAACAATTTGGTATACTGAGTCATCTGATATCCATGATTGATAACCACTACTATAGATACCATTATATATACCATTAGGGTTAAAGTGTATTTGATAATTACTTGGTTGTTTATACACTGTTAAACAAATATCATAGAGTAATACAGGAGCAACCGTTGTTGTGGTTGTAGTTGTAGGTGTTATAGGTGCGGTTAACACACATGTTGTAGTTGCCGTATAATCAGGACCACTCCCTGACCAAGAATAGTCAGTAACTATTGCCGTATAACTACCAGCACCTAAATTATTAATTGCCGGAGATATATTACCATTACTCCAAGCAACTATGTATGGTGGTGTTCCTCCTGTTATAGAAATAGATAAACCTCCATCAGTCGCATTTTGTGATGACGGATTGTTAACTAAACACTCAACGGTCATTGGAAATATTGTAATTACATCACATTCGTTTTTTTGTTGAAGTAAAGATGTCGTGTTAGTCATTGTTATTTATACTATAAATAATCAGATTATTGTTTTTTTACTATAGATTTCATAACATCTATATATTTTTTTGTAGAACTATGTTCTTCAACATAATCAAAATATTCAAAATTTTCCGTTAACTTAATTAATGGATTAACATTAATAAAATCACCTTTATAAAATTTAGTTGTTTTCATATCTGAAGTTACTCCTGCCATATGAAGTATTGGTCTTTGTTCGTAAATAGAAATTGAGTCGGTTGCCCATGAAAAATCTAAATCTTTAACTACTTTAGTTTCTTTTCCAAAATACCATAAGTTCCATAATAAAGACCACATTTCTGCAGTCCAAAATTGTATTTCACCTTGGTTTATTGGGAAACGTTTTTGGTAATCCATCATTTGGTCATATAGTGGCGCACAATCCATATAGATTTTTTCCCAAATCATCCAATCTGTTTTTTTAATCAAATATTGACCACCGCCTGAATTATTTTCATTACATTCAACACATTCGGTCGTAACACCAATAACATCAACCATTTCTTGTAGTAATTGCCCTTGTTTAGATTGTGGGTGATGAGATTCATATCTTTTACAACAATCCATAATGTAATTAAACCCAATATAACCAACAGTATCTGAAAGATATAAAACATCATCCTCCATTAATGTTTTAAAATCAGGTAATTCTCTAAAAATTATATCAGCATCATGTAAGAAAAAACATTCTCCGTGTTGAGGGAATTCCTTTAACCATTTATGAATTAAAAATGGCTTAATGTTTGGAATATAATGTTTTTGTTCTCTGTCGTCTAAATAATGATGGATATTAATTCCCAATTCTTTTAATTTTAACGAATCTGAAGTTGGTTCGGTATTTGGTGTTACTATACCAAAAATAACATGTATTTGGTTTGGTAAAATACCTTTTTCTATAAAATTTTCAACGTACACCCTAACTTGCCAATAAAAATATGGTACATCAGGTTGGGCACATACAAATCTTAAATTTTTATCCATTTTATGTTTTAAAATAAATATAATTAATCATCCATCTTAATAAATGGTGTTTTGGTAGATATTTATACTATATGAAACTACTAAAAACAATATCAAAATTGGTTTCTGAATCTAAAGATGCGTATGAGGTTGCCTGTGAAAAAGGTGTCCCTGAAAAAGAACTAGACAGATTAGAAAAAAACTATCATGAATCCCTAAAACTTATGAGACTTTATGGTGGTTTAGGTAAAAAAGACCCAATTGATTAATTACCAGTAAACTAATTGAGTTTGTCATATATTAACATGTATAATTACTTAGAACTTGTCCTGAACCATTTACTTGTGCAATATTTCTCAATCCAATTATTGGGCAATCATCTGATAAAAACAATCTACCCCATCCACCACCTGAAACACCATAATTAGTACCAACAAATGGTATTGTTAAAGCATTATCCTGATATATTACAATTCCAGGAGCTATTGTCGATGTTGCTGTGTATAAATTTGCCCCACAACCAGTGGCTATACAGGGAGTAATATCAGATGATGTGTAGGTATCAAGATTAGTAAACCAAGTATAGTATGTTATAGGTAAGTTTAGGTTAGTATTACAACAACTTGGTACTTGAGATGCTCCTTCAACATATAACCCTGAGTTATTAAATAATGTTTGTGTATATGGAAAGTTAACATTAACCTTATATATTTGACCACCATTGTTACAAACATATATATTACCACTATCGATAAATATACCATACGGTTGGGGTGTGGTTGACGTAATATCGACCTCAACTTCAAAAGTACCTGACGGATAACTATATTGGGTTAGATATGTAAGATATGGACCTGAGGTAGTTGAATTAGTAACTAATATTTTATTTGTTGTTGTTAATAAAATATCACCCGAAACCTCCCTACCAGGCAGTAGTGTTCCAATCACAGTTGAAACTGCGGTACTTGTGGTAATATCTAAAGTAATTATTTGATTAGGAGATACTGAAGTGTTTGTTGAGATTAACTGAGAGCTGCTAATGGCACCTAAACCAGCCCCTAAAGAAACACCTGAAGGGTATGCGATGTTTCTGTTGAACGTTTTTGACCAAGGGTTTAATGTTATGTTATATTCTTTAATTATCAATCCAGTATCCAACCATAGTTTAGTTGTTGTATGTGCAATATCAAGTGCACTTACTGAAAAACCTAAAGATACGTTAGTATTTGATGATGGAAAATAGGCGGATACGTTAGTACTACCATTAATTATCACAGAACATATTGGTATTATCGGTAAAGGTGTTGGAGTTGGTGTTTTTGTTGGTGTAGGTGTTGGCGTATTTGCTGGAGTTGAGGTATTTGTTGGTGTTGGACTTAACCCAAGTGTGACTGTTGGTGTAGGAGTGTTAGTTGGCGTTGGTGTTTGTGTCGGTGTTGGTGTTGGACTAGGACAACTAACGCACGAGATATCATAATATATTTTCATGTTAATAATAACTTGAGCATCCGATAAAGAAACTAACGAGTCACAATCAGTTAAAATTTGAATAGTGTTTCTTAGAGGATTAATATCCACACTTGCAATACCATCAAATTGTAATAATAACCCCGTAATTGTGTCATAAAATTGATTATCTGCAGGATATTCGTTTAATGTTGTACCAGCATAAAATTGTTGAGTTAAAACATCACCACTAACACTCACAATCGCCTCAAAAATTGCTTCATTTAACACACAATTTATATCATTAAATGTTAAATCATAAAAACCTTCATTTAACATTTGTTTAGGCCCCGTTTTAATTGCATTTGGTGAATTGATAAAATCAGTATCACATATTGTATATGTCTGATAGGATGCCACACTATTTGTACCCGTAATAATAACACTTGATATTGTAGAACACCCATTAAAATCTATAACTGTAAGTGAATACGTGCCAGCTGATAAACTATTAATCGTATCCCCTGTTTGTCCATTTACGTTACTACTCCAATTTAAAGTAAATGGTGGTAAACCATTAGTTATGTATGCGGTGATAGTACCATCAGAACCATTTACTGTATTTGTCGCATTTAATATAAAATTAGGATTTGCGGATGGGGCAACTAATACAGAATTAGTTTGTTGACACCCACTAAAGTCTGTAACACTAGCCGTATATGTTCCTGAGGCCAGATTACTAAATGTATAAGCACTTAAAGGCGAAACCAAACTTAACCCATTTATTGAGTAAGTATAAGGCCCTGTACTACCTGAAATTTCTAAATTAATAGCTCCATTAGTAAAACCACAAGTTGTTCCTGTACTTGTTGTTGTTAAATTAAATTGAACAGTATTATTGATAGTATAAGCACTGGTAAAGGTACAGACACCATCATTAATTGTTAAATTATAAGTACCTCCTGAAAGTCCCGTAAATTGCCAATTTTGATTTGTTGTACTTACAATATCATGATGTCCATCAGGATATTGTAAGTCATAGGTGTAATTACCACTACCACCAAATAATTGAATTGGGTTTAAAGACCCCCCGTTATTGTTACAGTTTGAATTATTAACACCAATACCAACAATACTAAATCCTCCTGGAGGTAATAATGTTGTACTTGCAACAAAATTACATAAACCAGCATCCGTCACTTGTACTGTAAAAACACCTGAAGCTAAATTTGTAAAAGTGTAAGTTTGGTCAAATGTAATATAAACAGTCCCATTTGAACCTGAAAAATAATATGGCGCGGTTCCACCTGTTACCGTAACCGTAATTTCTCCGTTAGACGCAAAACAAGTTGGACTAATTGAGGTAAACGCTCCTAAACCAACTAATGGCACTTGTAATACCGTTACCGATTTAGAAATAGTACATCCATTACCATCAGTAACAATAACACCGTAAGTCGAGGCACTTAAACCGCTAATTGATGAGTTTGTTCCTCCGTTTGACCATAAATAAGTGTATGGTGGCGTGCCTGTTAATCCTGTAATAAATATTTTACCCGAATTTACCGCACACCCCGCATCATTAACAACATAAAATCCGTAGTCAAATGTTTCCGCACTTTGAACAATACATGTTTCTGACTTACCGGAACATCCACCACCATCATCACCTATAACATAATAAATTCCAGGACTTAACATATTATCAAATGCAAAAGTATTTGTCACTGATGACGCCGAAGTAATATAACCATTAATTGTATCGTAAAGGTAGAATTGACTTATACCATAAAGATTTTGGGTTGATGCGGTAAGACTACCGTTATTTTGGCCACAAGTAGCATTAGTATGAGAATCAATACTTACACACGTTCCACTTGATATATATACATTTACGGGGACAATCGTTAATGTTGGTATACATGAATCAATAATATTAAATGTGTAAGTCCCCGCAGATAATGATGTAACCTCATATTGTATAACACCAGCACCTAACGCTATAGTTCCTAAAGAAGATGGGTTAATCCACTGAATTGAATAATCAGGAGCACTACCATTAATATCTATAGTGAATCCTCCAACATTAGTATTTGAACAATCACCAGTTATAGTTGAGGTATATAATAAAGTACAAGACATTAATTACATAAAATATTAAAGTTTATTCCGACATTTAGTTTGAAGTTATCACCAAAGGCTGAAGTGGAGCAAATTGAATTATAAATAACTATAGTATCGGTAGTTGTTAAATAATAGTCATATCCGTAAATTGTTAAATCATTTAATGCTATTAATAATGCGGAATCCCAATCATTTGGTTGTGGCGAGCTTAAACTTATATTGGTATAACCAATTCCATCAAAAAATGGGTATTGAATAACAGTTGAGTCATTAATTTTTATTTCTACAAACCAATTAGTTGTTAAAGTATTTAATAAACAGTCATTTAAGGTATAACCATTAGCAGTAAGATAGTTATTAAGCGCTTGACCTAAAACCGCATTAAAACTATTAATAGTAGAACTTCCATACCAAGGATACACACCACATTCAACTGATTGTATATTACAATCATATCGATATATGTTTGAGGTTAATGAACATGGTTTACATGGTACTGGTATAAATTTACAACACTCTTGTCTTCTCCAAACAAATTTTTGCCTATGAAATATTGAATTTTCATACTTAACACCAGTGTTCCAAATAGTTGTTGCAGGAATCATTTGTTCAACAAGTCTAATCCAATAATCCCCCATACCATTCACGTAGTCAATCATTGTTTGATATGTGAAATTATCGTTAGGTATATTTATTGTCTTTTGAGACTCTAAATACTTCCAAAAAATAGAAGATAAAGTTGGATAACCACTTGTTTTACCATCTGTAGCATATTGTCTGTTTCTAACATTAATAGTATTTTGCCAAAATGTTTGAGCAAACTCAAAGAATGTTTTTCTTTTTGGTTGTGGGTTGATTTCAGTCCAATCCACACCACCTCTTTGTGGATACTCGATATTTGGGTGTGGGTTACAATAAGTTGGTGCCACATAATTTAAACCTTGATTTGGGATTGGGTAATTATATTGTCTAGACATGTACCATACGTCATATACGATACCTTGAGCAGGATTTAAAAATAAATCAACATTTTTAACATTTAATACTAATCTTTCATCATCGACAAAATAACGAGCATTAATCCCTCCATCTAAATTACTTCTTATTCCAACTTCATTATCAGTCCAACTTTTATTATTATCAGGAACTGCGCTCAAATTATAACCTAATGTCATAAATGGGAAGTCCCTAAATCTATTAAGATATTCTTGACCGTATGAATAAGGTATTAAAGTTGTTTGATAATTAGGGTTAGAACCTGTGAATACACTATTATTTAAATCAACTTGTTCAGGAGCTCTGTGTTTTGGTGTTTGTTCAAACCAACCGCTACCTATCTGAAAAAAGTAATTTTCAGTGTCGATAGGTGCTTGTGGATATCCATAAAAATCCATAGGGTATTCCCCTCGGTTAATATTAACATCCTGAATTGTTGTTTGAGTAGTAAAACCTGTATAGGTAACTCCCATAATGTTAAATGTATTACCTTGTTCGTAAGTCGGTAATTCTTGAATGTATGTCCCTCCAGAAATATTATAGAATTGTGTATCAAACTGTTCTAAATTAATTTTTTGGTCAGCAACATAAACATATTCATTAAATTCAACTAAGGCTTCAGGAGCACCAACCAATCTCATTAAAACTTCAATTGATTTTCTTGTTCCTTTAGATTTAAATAAGTAAGCGGAATTTAATACTAAATTTCTGTAATACTGATAATTTAATTCATCGGGAGTTTGTTTTTGTGACGTTCCTGTAAATTGTGAATTGTCTTTATTTTTTTGACCAAACACAGAACCTAAAAAATCATCCTCGGTTATTGGTGAAATGTTAATTCCCCAACCTAATGTTTGTGCTAAATTTTTTAATAATTGTGACGGTATATCATTACCAACATTATAATTAACCGAAGTCATAAATGCTAAAGCGTCTATGAATTTTTTAGTTTCATCAAAACTTCTACCATAAATCTGTAGAACTTTTTCCATTTTTTGAGTTACGGTGTCAAATTCTTTAAATGAACCTGTAATTAAAAATCTTGAGACTAAATTTGTTGTATAAATGTCAAAATACTCACTAACTTCATTTAATTGTATTAAATAATTTTCAAATGATTTGGTTATAATATCAATATTCCACTCACCATACAATGGCCATGTAATTGGTTGATTTGAGGTGTAATATGTACCATCTTCAGATTCTCTTGGTACTTGGAATGTTGCGGTATAAATTGGTGTTACACTTCTATTTAATAAGAAATTTTCAACTTCATCTAAATCTTCATTAAATATTTTAGTAACCTCATAGTCGTTAGGCCGAATAACAAAACTATAATATACAATACTTTGCCCTGAAAAAGGGTTTCCACTAACGGATATTTGTAATATTCCACTAGAAGTATTGGTTGTTGGTGTTAAAGATTTAACATCATATCCAACCCCATTGACGTATAAGGAATACTTAGCATATTGGATTGTCATATCTCTTAATGGAGATACACTAATTTCTTTTAATTCTAAATTTCTTGTTGAGTTAACCGAAAAGTCAATATCAAATGGATTTCTTAATTTTGAAACGTCCAAATCAAAAACGGTCTCATCGTAAACCGAATTAAATAAAATGTTAGTTGCGGTTGCACCTGTCACATAGTTAGTCCCCATGAATGTCGACTCTAATGCCGCAGGGAACTTACTAATAATGGTTTCAACCGAAACTGAAATACGTTTAACCATCGACCCATATAATGTGAAGTTGGTAATTTGACTCATGTCAAAATTAGGATAAACCTTAAAGTTATTTTCAAAAATAGATTTAGATTGTACCACACCACTAACACCCATACTATCTAAACTGATAGGGTCTGAGAAATTACCCGTATTAAAGGTTCTATTTGTTTTTTCATTAATAGAACTAACAAATTCAAAATTTCCTTGCGTTAAACCTCCACCAGTAACTAATTGGAATCCAACTAAATTATCGGAAAAGGTACCAGCTCCTGAAGCGGACTGAGGTGGGCAAGTATATTTTGTAACGGCCATTATTGCGTTATATTTGTAAAGTTTTTACTGAAGTCAATATTATTTCCCCTATCTTGTCTAACCTCATAAAGTAATTCATTAAATTGGTCTCTAATTTCATATAAATTGTATTGTCTGTATATGTTATTTTGAGTATCGTATAATGTGTAGATACCATCATCCATAGACTTAGTTTGATTACCAAACAATGCAATTGCCAATGTTGAGAAATCGTGTTCAGCAATTTCAATATCCAATGTTATTGGATTAAAGAAAGTATTTGTAATAATGATATCTTGGTCAGGTTGCCCAATATACGGTGTTGCATTTGGCTTATTAGTAGGTGATGATGATGGTGAAACAGTACAAAAAATTAAATTTGTATTATTATCAGTATACCTATATCTAATAGCTTTTTGAGAAGTATTAGTTAAGTTTTGAACAACTGGTTCACAAAAAAATGATGAAGTTATTAATCTAAAAAAATTAGGTACTTTAGTTCCGTCAGAATTTAAATATTCAATTCTAAAACCAACCAATCCTTGATTAACAAATTTATTTCTAAACTGAGTTGGCACGTCATTTAAATCAATAACTAACCCTTTAACATTTGGTAATGCCGATAGAACACCACAATCAAGTATTCTTGTTCTTATTTGGGCCGGTCTAACCATTAAGGTATAGATACCAATTTTATTAAATTGGTCTGAAGGTAACCTTAAATTATATAAACCACCCAATATTTCAATATTAGGGTTACCACCAGTATCATTGTTATTAAAGTATGGTCTTAAGATTGATGTCGCATTTAACTTAGTTAAGATAAAATTATCTGTTTCATCCCTTGATGGTGTGTAATTTAAGATGATTTCCACATCTTCGGGAGAGACATCCGCTGGTCTAATTGTACCGTACGTTCCTGTTGCCATTTTTAATTATTTATTAATATTTTATTATTTTTTTCTTTTTCTATCCCACATTTACCACAAATTTTTATAACAATAAATATCCATATTATATTTTTATTATATTAAAAAATTCATATCCGTATTTTTCAAGGTCACCTATATTATCAATTTCCCCCAATCTTTCAATTCGTTCCAAACCAGATAGTTTACCTCGTTCAACAAAAACATTACTTTGAACTTCAGCCTCATCAATTACATTTATCAATACCTCATTTTTTGTAATTGCAGAACAAATTAACATATCTTGAGTTAATCCCGAAGACTCAACCGCAAATACTGTAGTACCATCACTATAATCATAGTAATTCATTCCATTAATTGTATATGCAGTGTATGGTTCTGTTAGGTGTGGTCCCCAATATGTTCCAATGTTTCCCGATGTGCCAGTTATTTGAACACCTATATTATATTTTCCACCAAACAAAATATATTTATTTCCGTACACTTCTAAATCGCTAACAGAAGATTTAGTGTACCCTGTAACAATAAAAGGGACTGTGGTAAAATTTGTAATGTCCATTATTTGTGCGTCACAACTAGCATCACCACTAAAAATGTAATCATAATTAAACATAGTCCCACTCCAACTACCACCCGCAGGTGTAAAATAAGCGGTACCATTAGGATTAGTTATTACAATGTTAGTAAATGGAACTTCAACTGTTTTTTTAACAATATTTGAACCCCATGGACTCATTCCTGACATAATAATAGTAAATTCCCCAATTGTTGAGTAAGTGTGTTGGTAATAATTTGGCGCGTTTGTTGTTATTGTTTGTATTGGCGTTCCGTCACCCCAATCAACATAATAATTTGAAAATTCTAAATATTTTTTAAACTCGGTATCGGAAGTATTATAAAAATAATATACGTTAGGGAATGTTGTTGTCGCAGAAAACAAAAAATTAGTCATAGTTTCCTGTTGTAACACCATTCCATCAAAAACTGAATAATACCCCAAATCAACCGTATTCTCAGTTAACATAATTGGAACCGTAAGTCCTGTTAAGATTGAATCCCCGTTGGTTCCACCTGATAAAATTTCAGTCATGGATGAATACACATATGTATGTCCTGTCACATATTTTGTAACTTGCTGGGTATATATATCACAACAAAAGGGTATCTCAATATCTTCGGTATAAGGTGAGTATATATTAACCTTGAAGATATCGTTTTTAATAACTTCTGGAGATATTTTTATATAATAAATTCTATTATCCATATTATGGGTTTACATATTCATACCATTTTATGGGGGTTCCCTCACCAACTCTAAGTCCGTTAGAAATGTTAAAAATTCTATAGGTTTGATTAACAGAGTTTAAAACAACTTTATAATAAAACTTATCTTCACCATTAAATAAAAAGACATTAGGTAACGTGGATTGTGGTACTGTCATCATTTTAACAAATACACCTAATCTGGCATCAAAAAATTTTGCGGACATATAAAACGTACTAATATCAATAAATTCTTTTTTTCTCAACCAATAAAAAAAAAATCCTTCTTTGTCCCCAACATAATCTAAAAATTGTGAAGGTATTTTAATATCAACGTTTGGTTTTATGGGTGAAATACTAACACTTTCAGTAAGACCCTGTTGAACGGGTAAAATCACAGTAAAATAATTAGTTTGATTTGTACCACTATTACTATCATAAAAATCTAACTTAAAAAATGATTTGGTAAAAGGTTTTTCATAATAATAAACTTCTGTCGCTGAAAACCCTTCAGGTAAATAACTACATACCCAATTCGCAATTGTTGAGGTTCCAACAGTATTTGGGTTACCGTTATAGAAATTAAATTCATAATTTATTTTAGTATCTTCAAAAGAGTTTCCAAATCTGTAAGTATCGTGGGCAAATCTTAAAATCTCAAAATCATCAGGAACTCCTATGATATCTTCAACAACTTCTTCTTGGAAAATTTCAATACTATCGTCTCTACCATAAAAATCCCATTTAAGTTCTATTGGCAAATTAATATATTTATCCGTTGTCGGTAATATAAATTTATATTTGTTACTCACATCCATCGATAATAGGGTCAGTTGTTAATCCTTCTATACCATAATTACTTCCTTCCGGAATTATTCTAAAAATATTATAATTATAAGGGTAATGGGTACCATTAATAAATGGGTAATTAACCCCAATACCATTATTAATAAAACCATATTGGTATATATCTCTCCAAATAAATGAATCGGTTTTTTGCGAATAAAACGCATAGTCAGGGATACCCTCAGTTAATTGTTTACTACCCGTTTCAATATAATCAGAATAATCCCTAATCTTTATTGGGTAATGAGGTTGATAATAATACCCAAACATGTTTGAGGGTGATTGTTGTGGTTCTGTCACACTTAATACAAATGGGTTAAATCTGTACTTATGATATAATTTTGAGATAACTCTTTCTTTTTGTTCCGATTCATTCCACTCACACAAATCCCCATCTAAAATATCATTTTGTTTTAACGATTCAATATAGGTAAATGGTATTGGCCCTGAATTAGGCCCTAAACCAGCACCAAGTGGTGTGTTATAAAAACCAACAGGAAATGTTGTGTCGGATAAACTGTTTAGGTTCTCCCACCAAGAACTAGGTTGATTGTTTGCGGGGTCAACCGGTAAATTAAATTCATAACCTTGTTTAAGACCTAAATAGTCATTTGGATTTTTTTTAGTACCAAACATTAATCCAAAATAACCTTTCCAAATGACAGTGAAAAATAACTCACTTATAGGTCGTTTTTGATTATCTCTAATAGGATTAATATTTATGTCTTTATTAAAAGATAGTGTATATGATTGCGAGCCTTCTTTAGTTGAAACCCTAGCAACTCGATTTGGCGTAAATCCACTACTTTCAAATTTCTTTTTATTACCAAAAATATTTTGGTCAAATCCTGCGTTAACTAATACCGCGTCTTGCGAGTTAGTTAATAATTTATGTCTTCTAACATAATATTGTGAGGTAGTATCATTAGGATTTTCAATATCAATAATTCTTTTAAAAAAACCTTTTTTATTATTAACAAAAACAGCGCCAGTAAACCCAACGTTATATATATTGAATATGTATTCTTCACTCCCCGATTTTTGGTCTCCTAATGAATATACTTGAAATGTGTCAATTCCAATGTAACTGAAGTTAAGTTTTACGTGCTCACCAATAGATAAACCATGTTTTACCGGACATCTAAATGATACTAAATTTTGTCCATTAAATGTTGTGTTATTAATTATAAATGGTATTCCTCCACCAGAAATCCATTGTAATAATTGTCCACTTTTTTGGTCAATAGCCTCTAATGGTTTTGTAAAATCATTATCATAAGCATAACTAACAAAAAAATTCCAATTATAACTTGAAGCACTTTTAGGTATAAAAGTAATATGATTATTGGGTGGTTGAGTATATCCTGGGACATTATAATCTGTGCGAACAAAGTCAAACTCATTATATTGTGGAAACCCTGACCAAAGAACAGTTTGTGGATTATACCCACATTGTAGTTTAGCAGCTGCAACAGCGTTAACATAATATAAATTATTTTCTAATGGTACGTAATTAGTTGACCCACTATAAGAATTGTTAAATAATAATGAGAACTTGCACGCAGGTCTAAATGTATCGGATTTTTGTCTTTCATCATCAAAAACTTGTTGTAAGTCAATATTAATATTCCTATCAAATTCAATATTCTCCTTATTAGTTTGAACTAAAGGTACATTAAACATTAGGTTTGTGTCAGGTGCCGACTTGTACCTTAATGACCCTAAAACTACTCGAGTATCTATTCTATTCCCCATATTACGCAGTTATATCATTAGTATCGACCCATTTAATCACAAATCTATCAAATGCGGTACCACCTCTCTTCAAACCAAAATAGAAATAGAAAGGAGCTCCTGTGTTTATTACTCTACCTTTAGGGGTGTTTTGGTCTTGAGTGATAATATCCGCACTATATATAAACCCTACTGCGGTAAATGGCCCTCCAACAAAATTTTGCGGAGTATCAATAAGATAAGTACCTGAACCACCCGCAACAGTACTTGGTAATGCTACAGTTAATTGACTTATTATCGTAGTATTTGGAATAATCCCTGCGGCACTTAATACAAACCCTTCTTGTAAAAGTTGTGGAATGGGAGAATAAATTGTTAAAACATTACCAAAAATACTACAAACACCTGTAACGGTCTTTGGTTCAACACTATATAGATAACCCTTAAAGTACTTAGTCATTGCGGTAGAATTAGTTCTAAAATATCTTGACGCTGATTCTATTCTATCTAAACTTTGATATTTCTTAGTAAAGAAACTAGTTGTAGATAACGGGTCAGTCATCCACCCATTAACTTGACTACCAAAAATACTATCGTTTGAACCAACTTTATTTGTCCTAACTTCCCATTGATAAAATGGAACGTCTTGGGAAGAAACTTCAATATTACTAAACGCGCACACATTAGTTGCCGGAACAGTATCGTCAATAATTGTCCTTTTTGGGCTAATTAAATCTCTTAGTCTTGTATCTGATTGATAGAATATTCCAAATACTTGGTCATCATCTGAAAGCGTATTAATATAAATAGAATCTTGTCCAGGTCTGTCGGGGTAATTTGCCGATTGAAATGGTGCAACTCCAAGTTCTGAATTAATTGAAATCGACTGAGCGTAATCCCCATCAACCATATTTTTAACTCTACTAAAATATGAGAACACATTTCCTCCACCAATTAATAGTTGTAAGAAACTTGAATTAGCCAACCTAGTAATTACGAACAAATTTAATAATTCAGTAACATCTGAGAAAGTAGTTGATTTTAATTTATTAGCAACATATCCATCATATTTATCTGACATTACAATATCTTGTAAATAATCATTTCTTGGACCTAAATCCATAATGGTCGTTGGGTATAATAAATTATACATATTTCCACCATACCCCCCAAATAATGCCGAAGTAAAAGTATTTGGTGTTGCTCTATTTTGTCCAATAAACTCAATTCGGTCCCATGGGCTACTTCTATAATAAAAATTGTTAGTATTATTATGTAATATAACCACATCATCACAATAAGAATATCTTGCTTGATTTGGATTTGGTGATAATGGAGATGTAAATGTGACATCATTATTAAAATTAAATGCGTATAAAGTACCATTAATCCAATTATTTGTGAACAGATGTCCCCACACGTTTCGACATGCGGCAAATGTTATTAATAAACGACTAACCCACTCGGTTAATAATTTAAAGTCTGAGACTAATGATAAAAAAATTGTAGTTATAAAAGTATAACATCCCTTTGTCACCAGTTTCTTGTTCCAAAAGGTATACCCACAAGGCCCTGTATAATCAACAACTAACTCTCCATTAACCTCTTTATAACAGTCTAAATTAATCATCGCCCCACAGTTGAATGAGTCAATAACTGAACTAATAATTTGAGGTTCCGTCTCACCATCACTTAATGAGTCCGCAGTATTACCCGTTATACTTCCCGATTGGCCGCCACCAACACCTTGAGCTTGCACTGAAGTACCATCATCACTAATTGAATATACTGAGAAATTAACATTGTTATGTAATGCAAAACTATTATTTAAATTGTTTTGTAATGTAGTAGATGTAGGTAATCTATCTGACCTCATTATTATTTTTCGACTACCACCCAAATTATATGACATGTTAGCAATAGGGTATTTTGGTGCATAATAATATGATTTATAGTCGTAGGTTCCACCTATACTTGCCGCTACGCTAAGTGCTCTTACAAAAGTTTGACAATACATTCCAGACCCTCCTTCAATAATTTCATTATCGTAATATCCACGACTTACAGTGTTGGGAAAATTAGTGTTTGGAACATTATAAGGGTTTATGGGAGCGAGGTAGTTATTTGTATTTGGGTCAATTAAACCTGGTTGTGAATTAAATTCTCTAGCAAAGTAATTAATGTTACCATCAACATTAACACCGTAAGTTGTGTCAGAATTAAAACCAGTCTCTAAACTAGGAGTACCAACTTGAGGTGTGAACGACATACTACCATTATCTAATGAAGAATAGTAAGTTTGTAAATTAGAATTAAATCCACTAAAAGCCGCGGGGCCAGTCGGACTCGGTTGATAATGGAAGGAATCAAAATATAATTTTTGACCACTATAAGTATCGGTATCAAAATTATTTGTTAAATTATGTCTAATATTTTTAAAACCAGGTTTAATTGGTTGATTTAAATGATATTTAGGCGCCCCACCAACACCACTAGTAACTTTTACTCTGTTAGTAAAACCCCATGTATTAGAAATTGAAGAAGCTGTCACAACATCACCATACAAAACACTGAGGTCGTATTCACAATTACTTCTTGTAGAATACGGGTCAACCCCTCTAACTAAAAAAACAACAATTTGTTCATTAAATTCAGGGAAATAAAGACTAGGTTTTATTAGTGGAAATGCGCCGGGATAATTAATATTTAACTCATTTATCCAAAATCCTGACCCAAAAGATTTACCATAAATTCTATTGAATTTCATATGGTTATTAATAAATCTATTTATTAAACCATGATAAGCACCAAAACTTCCTGGTTGGTTACATATTGTAAAATAGTCGGAATAAGTCTGTGCGGTAATTACTTGGAAATACTCAACATCCATTGGGAATTTTGCGTACTGCGCATCATTATCAGCTTGTTGACTAGTATATGTTTTAGTCAATGCAGGACCATTACCGTTTGTATAATCGGCATATTGGACTGTAATATTACCAACATTTGAAGTACTACCTGGTTTATTATTAACCGTAGTACCTGTACTACTCGTAGTACCATAATCATTAATAGACGTAAACCCTGTCATATTAGGGTCAGTAGAGTTTGCAGGGTCTTGAAAAGTTATTAAATTACCAGGTAGAAAAGTTTCCGCCGCGCTAGGGTCTACCATAAGTACGATAACATTATCTTGGTGAGTAACACCAATATCGTTAGGATTAAATGAAACGTTAATTATATTAACACCACCACCAGGATTATTATTAATGTCGTTTCTGAAAAACTTTGCTTTAGTATTAAATAAATTTAATCTTTCCGCTTGAGTTAAACTTGTTGTAAACTCATAATCATTACCTTGATTACTCACGCCACCCGACACTGGTATAAGTTTTGGTGCACGTGTTTGAGGTGTTAATGGATTATTTGCTTGGTTAGCATTACCTAATGATGTCCCCGCAAATAACTGCTCATAAACAAGGTTATCCGTATTATATGGTGAGGCCGCGTTATAACTTGTTGAAAGTTCAAAGGGACTTAAAACCGCATTAGCACCAGCTTCTTGAGCGGTTTGTGCAACATTAGCTACCGCATCTGGATAATCAGCATTGTCAATTACGATTGCGTCTCCATCAGTACATTGACAGAATTCACAGTCGGGATATGATAAATTAGGGAGTCTTAAATTAGTAAATTTTTTATATAAATTTAACAGGAGGTTAACCGTTTCCTTAATATCCTTAACATCAGGACAATCCAAGTAATCAAGACTAACAAAAGGAATTCCGTTAATCACCCATATCACCCCATTAATAAATGTACAGATAGTAATAACAACAAGATAGACAACTATCGCGATGATTGCTAATATAGGGCCAATAAGCATTAAAAAAAAAGCTAAAATGTGTACTATTAGTAATAACACATATAATATCGGTCTAAAAACAAACATCATTATCGTAAATAGGAGATAAATTAAATCAAATCTATATACCGCATCATTTGTTGGAAACTTATTATTGTCGCTAGAACATTTAACATCACTATCTAAAATATCTTTTATCGCAATAATTCTCCAGTTACCATACCCATTTCTATATTGAGTAATTAATTGTGATACAGTATAAACCTTATTGTATTGAAACTCGTAAAATTTATCTTCACACCTAATCGCCTCATCAATCATCTGATTACCCATGGATGTCCCCGTTAATCCATAATCCGCCCAATCTAAACTGAACGCGTATGACCTTTGTGCCGCGTCTCGATTTAAGGCAGTTGCGGTATTATTAGTAAGTGGGTCTACGTTAATATTTCCAATTTTTTTCCACCCGTACTCTTTAATATTTGGAACTAAAAAATACCCCCTTTTAATAGGGTCAGCAGAAACTGATGGTGATTGGTTCCATTTAACTTTAAATCGATACCTACCTTTTGTTGGGATACCATTTTTTGGGTTGTCTGAAATAACTTGTTCACCAAACTCATTAGTGATAACATAATCCAAGTTCATCGGCAAATCCACAAGCCAAGTACCATTTTCATCAATAACTTGTCCCCCTGATTCCAAATCAATTGTTTCTAATATAGGTCGTCCGTTAGAATCTTGAGCAATTGTGTGTCTAATTGCTAATATCTCACCAGGCCCCGCAACTAAAGAACAAAGCGCCCCTGAGGTTAAGGTTGGTTTACAACTCTTCTTAACATACTGTTCTTCTATAGATGATACTAAAGAACCCATAAAAATCGCGGTAGGTGTAATGTTAATATTAAATTCTGCGGATAAATCAAAATCAGTTCTTGTAATACCTAAATTACAAATTTCAGGTTGACCCCATAATGGTTCAACTTCAAGGTTTCTAACGAAAGTAATGATTTGAGGTAATTCTCGTAAATTTGTAGATGATTTAAAGTTTGTCCCAGAAACTTGTGATTCTGTAGTAATCCCCATTCTAATTAAATCTTGTGGTGCTAAAGAGAACTCACCAATATCTGAAAGGTCAAGGTCAACAACAACCGTTTGAGCCCCTACAGGTACCCCAAATATCATATAATCCCCACTGTCATTAGTTATCGCATTATACTTATAGTACTTGTCGTAAACTTCAATAAGAGTTGGGTTGATTAACACATCTTCTCTTGTAAAGAAGGTCCCCGTAGGATTATGACCTGGATGTTGTTGTTTATAAGGTAATAAATTATATCTATACCCATCTTCATTTAAATCTGATAAAGTTTTGTAAGGATATAACTCAGAAATAACAGGGTCGTTTTCGTCCATACTGTCCAAAGGTATGAAAACAGATACTTTTGCGTTAGGAATACCAAAACCATTATTAATACTAACTCTACCAACAATAACTCCATAGTCGGAACACTGTCTTGTGTAAATTTGGCTTTGTAATATTTTTAGAGAAAGAATCTCTAAATATTCAAACTCTTGGTCAATTAAAATCTTAATTGAGCTATCAACACCAGGTTTGGTTCTTATTCTATACGAGTTGGACATATTGGTCTTTTTTTGATAAATAGTTTATATACTATTTTCAAATGATAATTCATTTATTTTGAAAATAAATTATCAAGAAAAATTAACCGTTTTTAGATTTTTGACTCTGATGTTGATATCTTTGTTGGGATATCGGATTTGATAGGTCTGACTTGGTTCAGCAAAAATAGTATCGTCAACTAAACCAATCTGTTTCGTATTAGTGTCTATATAAGATTGTGATGTTTGTGATGAAGAATATTGACCACCAACCTTGTTAAAGAATAACATATCTGAAACCGCAATAACCCCGTTTTCACTTTGGACTAATCTTCTAAGGTCGGACACATACACATTTTCCCCCATCTGTCTGTTACCAGGACTAAAGAACTCAGATACAATAGTAATTATTTGAGAAATAACCGCCCCTTGGTTTTGACTATTATCTAACACCACATCAATAGTAACACCTAAATCAACAACATTAGCACTTTGAATAGAAATGTAATCATTAATCATTCTATAGTTTGATAGGTAGTTAGCAACGTTATTTTTTAATGTGTTTGACACAATTTCAGTTAAATTACCAGATTCGTCATAAGATAACATCTGAATTTTAATTTTATTATTTTCTTCGGTAATCGCAACTTTAGCAGGTGCCCCAAATTGTGACGGCATTGTTCTAATTATAGAATCGTAGTCATTAACCGTTACTGCTCTATTTTGAGCCGCAAAGTTAAAAGCCACTAAGTTTCTAACTTCTTCTGTTGTTGGGTAATTTGCCCCACCAATTGCGGCAACAACGTTAGTACAACGTAATGAATTAACAACACTTGTATTAACTGATTCTGATGGACCATTAACAAAGAATGAAACTGTGCCTATTTGATTAATAATATTAACACCTAAATTAGTTCCTGTTCCACCACCAACTCGGTATTGTACAAATAATGTACTATTAGCTTTAAGAACACTACCTAAAGCAAAGTTATTTGAATATTTATTTAAATCTAATGTGAACCCATTTTTTGCAAACTCCCTTAATTGTTCATCCGCAGATTGACTACCACCACCATATGTCATTTTAAAAAATCCTTCAGGTGTGTACTCAGTAATAAATTTATCATTTGTTTGGACGTACTTACCCACTTTAATTCCCGGATTATCAGAAACTTTTGTTGGGTCTTCAATAAATACTCTATCTTCAACTAACGCTTTAACTTCATACCATCTATTGTTGGAACCTAAAAATTCTTGGGTAGTAGGAATATTAGCGTATTGCGTACCATCTTTTAATAAAACACTTGTAACCCCTAATACATTTTTTTCAGGTAAAAATATTTCTAAAAATGGTTTAACATCAGACGATGTTATAACTCTTTTAAAAACTTTTGTAATACCATTAACAACAGTTTCTCTTTTAACAATGGTATAATTAATTAATTTATTATTAGAATCAAAATTAGGTATTTTTAATCTATTAGGATAACCTTCGGCGTTTATTGCTGATGTAAAGTCAATATCGTAAATTGTTTCAAAAACTTGACCAGCACCATTAGCTTGGGAACCTCTTCTTAAGATACCACAGTATCTTAAATCTTCCTTATCCCCAAATGCGGGTACCGTAATTGAAAAGTCAACTAATGAGACTGACGGTCTAAGTCCAGGAACTTTTAATCCGTAAGTTCTTGCAATATTAAAAATTGATGACCTTTGTTGTGCATATTGTAATACAGTTTCCTGAACACTTCTATCAATGTTAAATTGTAAGTTGTCAGTTACAGCTGCGTTTAAGTCCAACAATACTGAAAAAACTGAGGCGTCGTTAAAGTTATCAATAGTGTCAGGATAATAAGTTCTTGTAAAATTTATTAACTCAGTTCTAATTGATTGGAAGTCTCTAGTTGTGTATGATATTTTCTTGTTAGCCATATATCATTAAATATTTATAATTACAAAATCTGAATTGTTAAAAGCATCATTAGTAATGATGTAATCAATTTTAACTCTTGCAGTATGTTCTAAAGTTCCAATATCAGAAACTCGGTAAACTCTTTCGTCGTTGTCGTTTATATAAGTACCTTTATTTTCCTCCCCTTCGGAAGCCGCACTTATGTCAATCTTAGTAATTGTTATTCCTGGAATATACTCTTCAACAGAGGCTCTAATCTCCGCTTCAATTTCTGAAAACGTAGGTCCATCTAAAGGTTCAAATATAAACTCATATAGTCTTGTACCAAAATCAGGTAAATAATATCGAGTACCTTTTCTAGTCAATAAAAGATGAATTAAATCAGTTCTGATTTCTTCATCATTTACCTCAGAAAGGTCTAAATACTTACCATCATAAGAATCTCTAAAAGGAAAATTAATCCCATATGTAGTTCCATTTGCCATATCAATAAATATAGTGTCGTGATTATTTCTTATAAATAGAGTAAAATAAAAAATCACGACAGTTTGCCGTGATTAATGTTGTAATTTTCTATTTTATATTAAGACCCACATCCAAAACATTCAAATTCTGAATCCTTTGGTTTAATTGTTGGGTCAAAAGGTATAACATCCAATTTTGGTATTTGTTTTTCAATCTTTGGTTTTTCAACTTTAGAGATGTCCATAGCTAAATGTTTTGCTCCTGTAGAAATCGCCTTAGTTCTAACATAATAACAAAGAGTTTTTAATCCTTGTCTCCATCCATGAAAATGTGCCGACGAAATTTTAGGTAATGTTGGTGCTGACATGTAGATATTCATTGATTGTGATTGGTCAATAAAAGGACCTCTATCCGCAGCCATATCAATCAAATCTCTTTGGGAAATTTCCCATATAGTTTTGTACTTAGGAAGTAGATGTTCAATACGTTTAACTTTTTTATTGTAATTTTTGTCTTCAGGGTCTAAATAATGGTTAAAGTTAATCCCTTGAACTGAACCTTCATTCATAATTATTTCATTTTTTAAATCCTCAGACCAAATACCAATTTTTTCAAAATCATTGATTAAATATTTATTTACAATCAAAATTTCTCCACCAACAACACGTCTATTAAACAAAGCTGAGTGAGCCGGTTCTGTCATTTCAAAAGACCCAGTGATTTTAGCTGAAGACGCAACAGGCATTTGTGCCGTAAATAAAGAGTTACATACCCCATATTTTTTAACGTCTTCTTTTAACGTGTCCCAATCCCAATAACCCGATAAACCTTCTTTTTTTAATCCCCACATATCAAATTGGAATTCTCCTTTAGACATTGGTGACCCCTCAAAGAATTTGTATGGTTGGTATTCTTCAGTTCTACATAATTCATTACTTTCGCTGATAGCCGCATAATAGATAGTTTCAAAAATATCTTTATTCAATGACTTTGCTTCTTCAGAAGTAAAAATATAATCCATTAGATAAAAGACATCCGCAAGACCTTGAGTTCCAATCGCAATTGCTCTTTGTTCAAGACCACCTTTACGTCCTTTTTCAGTAGAGTAGCTATTAATATCAACAACTTTATTTAAAGCTCTAACAACTTTTCTAACCTCACTGTATAATAATCTAAAGTCAAATTTACCGTCAATAATAAAGTTCTTTAAAACCATAGAAGACAAGGTACAAATTGCGGTAGTATTCTCATCAGTAAATTGATAAATCTCGTTACACAAATTAGATTGTTTAATCACACCAATATTTTGGTGATTTGTTTTCTTATTCGCATTATCTTTAGAACATAAATAAGGGACTCCAGTTTCAATCTGAGATTCAATAATTTTATTCCAAATATCTTGAGCCTTAACTTTTTTACCAA